CAAGCCAACTCTGATCCAAAGAAATTTCGTGATTTTGTAGTTAGGTATGCTAAAGTCGAGGTACTATGAAAAATGGAGACATATCAAACGTCTCCTCTCCGCAAGTCATTTGTGTAACAGATGTAGTAATTACTTTAGTAGAAGAAGTTACTAAGAAATTATTAGTTACAAAAGTTGGCTTAAAGTTAGGGGAAATAAATCTTCAAAGTGCTAACAAACTCTGGTTGTTATCAAACAACTACGGTATTTCTTTAGAGTTAGCAGGTTATGCTGATCAAGGATGGACCAAAGAGTTACTTGAAAAAGCCTTTGAAAAGTTAGAAAGAGAAGTAGTCAATCCATTTAACTATTGGAACCTCTATGAAGACCCAGGTGAGTTAGTTAGAAAACTTCCTTACCGTGCTAATCTTCGTGGCGTGGTAGATGTTCAATGGAGAGTAGCAAGATACGGATCAGCAGGAATAGAAATAGATAACTTGTAAGAGGGGGCACTAAATGGCATCTGACAACGAACATCGTTTAGTCAGTAAGGTCATCCGTGATCGAGACATCGTTCCAGCACTACAACGTGGTGTTAATGAGTCTTGGTTTTTAGATGACGACAACCGTAAAGCATGGTCATTTGTTCGTAAGCATTATGGTGAATACAGCGAAGTTCCTACTGCCGTAACGGTTAAAGATCATTATCCCAATTACAAAGTTTTGGATGTTCAAGACAATCTTGAGTACCTGTTGGACACCATGGTTGACTTTCGTCGCAGATTACTTACTCGACAAGGACTTGAAACTGCAGTCGAACAATTACAGGATAATAATCATGATGCCGCTCTACTTGCAATGGAAGCAACAATTACCAAAGTTAATGCACAAGGCATTCTTGGTACACATGAAATAGATTTAACTAAAAATACAGAGCAACGTTATAAAGAGTATCAAGCCCTACAGAATGAAGAGTTCTTAGGTATTCCTACTGGTTTTTCAAAGATAGATGAAGCAACGGCAGGTTTACAAGGCGGTCAATTAATAACAATAATTGCTCCACCAAAAACTGGTAAGTCACAGATTGCATTAAAGATGGCTGTCAATGTTCACATGCAGGGATTTATTCCGATGTTCCAATCTTTTGAAATGAACAACCACGAACAACAACAAAGACACGATGCAATGAGGGCAAATATTTCTCATGGCAGATTACGTCGTGGAAAACTATTACCAGCAGAAGAAGATAGATATATAGATATTTTAAATAAAATGGAAACCGAACCATCTTTTCATTTAATTGACGCTGTAAATGGAATTACGGTTTCATCCTTAGCAGCAAAGATTGAGCAAACAAAACCAGACATAGTATTTGTAGACGGTGTGTACTTAATGTTGGATGAAGTAAGCGGAGAGATGAATACCCCACAAGCAATAACAAACGTTACTCGCTCATTAAAACGTTTGGCTCAAAGAGTAAACAAACCAATCATCATCACAACACAAACCTTGTTATGGAAAATGCGTGCTGGAAAAGTTACCGCCGACTCAATTGGTTACTCATCTTCTTTCTTTCAAGACTCTGATGTTATTCTAGGATTAGAACCAGTTGAAGAAGATGAAGATATTAGACTATTAAAAATTGTTGCTAGCCGTAACTGTGGTCCTAGTGAAACCGCTCTAACTTGGCGTTGGGAAACAGGTTGCTTTCATGATGAAGAACAAATGATGAAATGCAAATTTTGTTCTGATTGGGGCCGTGTGTGATTGATGTAGAAAAAATTCTTTTATTTTTAGAGGTGTCTCTTCATGCACAAAGAGGTTCTGAAGTAAATGGTTTATGTCCAATGCATAAACAAAGGACAGGTAAAGATGATCACAGGCCTTCTTGGTGGATAAACACGGAGACAGGCGCCCATATTTGTTTTTCCTGTGGTTATAAAGGAAACATTTATACTTTAATTTCAGATGTAAAAGGTATTGATTACCATGATGCACGAGATTATATCGACGACACAGCAGAAGTTCCTATTGATTCTTTAATGAAAAGAATTAAAGAGTTACCACAGTATGTTGTTGCTGAAGAAACCATACCAATGTCTGAGGCTAGATTAGCGGTGTACGGAGAACCGCCCGACATAGAACTAAAGAAAAGATTTTTAACACGAGAAGCCGTAAATAAATATGAAGTTTTATGGGACGAAACAAATGAAGCCTGGATATTACCCATTCGTAATCCTGAAACTTTTTCACTATTAGGTTGGCAAGAAAAAGGTGCTAGAGGAAGATTTTTTAAAAATCAACCTGCTGGAGTTAAAAAATCTAAAACTGTTTTTGGAGTTCAACATTTAAACGAGGAACAATTAATAGTGGTTGAATCCCCTTTAGATGTGGTGAGGTTAGAGTCTGTTGGAATTTGTGGATCCGTATCAATTTATGGCGCAATGATGAGTGAAGAGCAAGCAAAAATAATTCGTAGAGCAAAAAGAGTAATAGCAGCATTTGATAATGATCCTGCTGGAAAAAAAGCATGTGAACAAATACGAGACTATGCTCGTAAATATGGTTTTGATTTATTGTTTTTTAATTACAACGGTATTGATGTAAAAGATGTAGGAGACATGACTCCGTCAGAAATATTGCTTGGATTAGAAACTGCAAAACACATGTTGCATGGAAAAGCCGCTTACCTATAATGGACTTAAGAGATAAAGACCAACCTTTACATGTATGTGTTTGTGGTTCTACTTTGTGGAATGTAAAAGCAATGTTTGAAGATGGAGAAATATCTTTATACATGTTAGATATGGAGTGCGCCTTGTGTGGCAGTTTAGCAACTGCTCCAACGCCAATAGACAATGTTTAAAGGAACTTTAAAACCGTATCAACCTGAAGCAGTAGATAAAATGGTTAACCGTAAACGAATGCTTGTTGCATATGAAATGGGTCTTGGAAAAACTTGTATGACTATTGCCGCAATAGAAAAATTAAAAGAGCAGGATGAAGTAAAGGGGTCTGTGCTTGTAGTTGCTCTATCAAGTTTAAAATATCAATGGGAAAAAGAAATACAAAAGTTTTCTAACGCAACCGTTACTGTTGTAGACGGTAGTAAATCAACAAGACTTTTGCAATATGACCGTGGATCTAAAAGCGATTACATAATTTGTAACTACGAGTCCTTGGTTAATGATTGGGACTCTATTAAAGACCTAAATCTTGGAGCCATAATCTGTGATGAAGCCACTGCCATTAAGGGATTTAGATCTAAAAGATCAAAAGCAGTAAAAAAATTATCTGAAAATATTCCGATTCGTTTTGCCCTTACTGGTACCCCAATAGAAAATGGTAAACCAGAAGAGGTGTATAGCATTATGCAATTTGTAGACCCAAAGTTACTTGGAAGATTTGATTTGTTTGATCAAACTTTTATTGTAAGGAATCACTTTGGCGGTGTTCAAAGATATAGAAACTTACCTATATTTCACGCAAAAATGAAAGAAGCGTCGGTACGAAAGGTACAAACAGATCCAGATGTTGCTCCTTATCTTCCCGATACAATTCATCTAGATCCAATTCAAATTTCTTTTGACACAAAAACCTCTGAGTTGTACAACTTAATTGCTAATGAATTGAGTCAAGAACTATACGAAGCACAACAATTACTTGGAGCAAACTTTTCTTTACTAGCACACTACGGACACGACAGTAAGCCAGGTGGTCCAGCAGACATGATGCGGGGCTCTATTATGTCCAAGATTACTTCTTTAAGAATGCTGTGTGATCATCCCAATTTACTAATTGATAGTTCTGAAAAATTTTTAAAACAAGAAGGCGAAGGCAGTGCCTATGCATACAGTTTAAAAGAACGTTCTTTGTTAGAAAACATAACTAAACAACCAAAATTAGATGTATTAAAAAGTTATGTGGCTGATCATTTAGAGACTGATCCAGAAGCAAAAGTAGTTATCTTTACATCTTGGGTTGGCATGCTTTCTAGAATTCAAGAAGTTACTGGTGGCACTATATATACAGGAAATATGAATGCAAAAGAAAAAGAAGCAAGTAAAGAAAGGTTTCTTACAGACCCAGATTGTCGTGTCTTTATTTCATCAGATGCAGGTGGCTACGGTGTAGATTTACCTATTGCAAATTTGTTAATAAACTATGACCTGCCTTGGTCTGCGGGTTTAGCCGTCCAGAGAAATGGACGAATTAAACGAGCATCTAGTAGATGGCCAAGCATAATTATTCAAGATATTATTGTAAAAGACTCTATTGAAGAACGACAATTTGAAATGCTTCAACAAAAAAACGCAGTAGCAGACGCAGTAATGGATGGAATGGGAATTAATTCTAAAGGCGGAATTGACCTAACCGTGGGAAGTCTGATAAGTTTCCTACAACAACAGAGACCTTGAGGGGGTTAACATGGCAAGAATAAAAGAAGAAGAACCTAGAGTGACTTCAATAGATGACCTTGAAGCACAGGCTAAGCAATATATATTTTTTAAAAAACAAGTTGAATATTTTGAGTCAGAATTAAAACTATTAAAAGAAAAAATATTTGAAGTTGTAGATACCAAAGGTGAAGTCGATGGCAATGGAAACATATTTGTAGAACTCCCAAATGAAATTGAAGGCGTAAGAATGTTACAAAAACAACGTCGTGTGTCTAGAAAAATTGAAGAGGGAGTTGCAGAACAAATTATTGCCGACAAGGGAATGGAAGAGCAACTATATAAAACAGTTCGAATTGTAGATGAAGATGCTTTAATGGCGGCTCTTTATGAAGGTCAATTAACTGAAGAAGAGATTGATCAAATGTATCCTCAAAAAATTGTTTGGGCATTAGTTTTAAACAAGAAGTAATTATGGCTGGATTACGTGGAGACGACGAGATTCTAGAGGCGTTTGCTGATTTAGAATACATACCAGGTTCTAAAAGAAAACGTCGTGAAGAAGATCCAAAAGTTTCTCGCCGTAAAAACGGGGAGAGTAATGGTTGGGATGCAAATCCAATCATTAAAACACTGGGTGGAAAAGAAACAGAAGTTTTTACTATTAGTGCATTAGCACTAGCGTTAGAAAAAACAATTGTTACTGTCCGCTTATGGGAAAGAAAAGGCTACATACCTAGAGCACCTTATAGACTTCGATCTAAAACTCTAAAAGGAGAAAAAATTGGAGGAAACAGGGTGTACACACGACCATTGATTGAGTCCGCCATTGAAGAGTTTTCAAGACGTGGCTTACTAGGGTCTGCTCGTGTAGAGTGGTCTAACCAAGATGACCTAACAGAGGCTTTAATAAGTCGATGGAAGGAAATCACAAACCTAGAGAGCCAGTAGTGATTAAGTTTGTACAGCGATACAACATCCTCCGTGCCTCATTACCGAAAGAAGAAACAAATGCCAATAACCAAACCAACAAATGATGTTGCAGAAAATCCTGCAAATTATTTAGATGAAGATAGTGAAACTGCAGAACCAAAGATTGGTACTACAGTTCAACAAGGTTGGGAAGCAGCAGAGGCTCTTTTAACTGAGAACTCTTCAGAGTTTCCAACAGAGTTTCGTTTTTCTGAACAACCACAATTAATCAAATTCTTAGAAGACGGACCTTTCCGTGTCTATGAGCAGCATTGGATTGAACGTCCAACTGGCAAAAAATCTTTTGTTGCTTTAGCAGAAAATGATCCATTTACTGACATTCTTGGAAGTAAACCACGTTCACGTTTTGCATTTAATGTGCTTGTGTTAACTGGCGAAGCACAGGGTGTGCAGATCCTTACAGCACCTCCAACACTTGCAAGACTAATTAAAAAGTCTCATGAAGATGAGCGAAAAGGACCTCTGTCAAAAGAGTTCTGGGAAATTTCTCGGATGGGTACAGGGCCTACAACAAACTACACTATGGAGTTTGTTCGTGGTCGTGACCTAGCGGAGGAATGGAAGTTGAACCTCGATGAGGTTCAAGAACTAGTAGCACGGGCTGTTCCGTATACAGCCGAAGTAATTCGAGAGACCCCTCGCTCCGAAATGCTTAAGATTGCTCGTTCCTTGGTCTAACCAAGATTCCAATGTGGCGGAGCCTGTTTATTTCCGTTTTCAGGCTCCACCACCTAACTTATTAGTGAGGGAAAATAATGAACATTATTACAACTAAAGAACAACTTAAAAATCTGGTTGAGCATTACTCATCAGTAAATGCATTTGCATTTGATGTAGAAACAGTTGGAGAAAACAGGATTCAACCTGTGGTAAATGACGTATTGTGGATTTCTTTAGCAACAGAAGGAAGAACAGATGTAATTCCCATGGGTCATCCTAATGGGGAATTTTTACGTTGGGATAAAGAACTTTTGTTAAGTGGTCAACGTAAGGCAGTTGCTGGTAAACCTTTAACAGATGCCGACTATTCTAAAAATCAAGCAAAATGGAAACCAGTATTTGATTTACCACCAGAACAATTACTACCTGGAGAAGTGTTTCAAGCATTAAAACCATTGTTTTTTAGTGACAAACTAAAAATAGGACATAACATTAAATTTGATTTAAAATCAGTTGCTAAATATTATCGGGGAGTCGTTCCCTCAAAACCATTTTTTGATACTTTAATGGCAGCATTTATCATTGACAATAGAAATAGAATAGCCTTAAATCTTGCTGCTTGTGCTGAAAGAGAGTTAAGTTTAAAAGTAGAAAAAGGCGTAGGTGCAGAAGTTGAGGCTCACGCTTTTTCTGTTGTGGCTAAATATGCAGGCATAGATGCAGAAGTAACTTGGAATTTATATAAAACTTTTTCTCCCAAATTACAAAATGGATTAAAAGATGTATGGGATTTAGAAATGGGATTAATTCCAGCATTGTGTGATATGGAACTAACTGGTGCAACAATTGATGTAGAAGAACTTACTTCCTTAAAAGCAAGTCTTGAAAAAGACATTGATTTAGCAAAGGCTAAGGCTTGGAAACTAACTGGCAAACCTTTTGCTATGAATTCAGTAAAAGAAAAACAAGAATTGTTGTTCTCTCCTAAACCAGAGGGTCGTGGCATTAAACCAAACTTACGTGTACGGGTAGCCCTCACCGCAAGAGGACAAGCCGTTGCAGCAACTGATGCAAGTAATTTAACTATCTATCATTATTCTGTTTCATCAGATGCTCTTGAATTTTATAGGTCTAAAGATGAGTTAGTAGATGCAATCCTTGAGTATCAAGATTTAAATAAATTAATGACAACTTACGTTATGCCATATTTAGGTGGAGAAGTTACAAGGACTACAATGGGTAAGGAAAAAGTTTTTGATAAAAAAAGTTTGTTAATTAATGGCAGAGTTCATACTAACTTTAAAGCCCATGGAGCAGAAACTGGAAGATTTTCTAGCAGCGATCCAAACTTACAAAACATACCTAGTGCAGGAGAGTATGGAAAGTTAATTAGAAACTTATTTGTTGCACCTCCTGGATATAAACTAATAGTTGCTGATTATTCTCAGATTGAACCTAGAATTATTGCTTCTTTTTCTAAAGATCCAATTATGGTAAAAAATTATTTAAATGGAGAAGACATATACACAACCATTGGCAATACAATGGGAGTAGATCGTAAAGCGGGAAAGGTTCTTGTTCTTTCTATTGCTTACGGTGTTGGCCCAGAAAAAATTGCAGCAAGTATTGGCTGTACAGTTACTGATGCAAAAAATTTATTAAATAGATTTACAGAAAAATTTCACGATATATCAAAATATAAAGCCAAAATTATTAGACAAGCCTTGGCAAAAAGTCCAGTTCCATATGTTCCCACTGTATATGGACGCAGAAGATATTTGCCAGATTTAAAAAGTAAAGAGATAGGTTTAAGAGCAAGGGCTGAAAGACAAGCATTTAACACAGTAATTCAAGGATCTGCAGCAGATTTAATGAAGTTAGCAATTATTAGAGCCCACTCTTGTTTAGTAACAGAACCTGATGCCAATGTAATTTTGACTGTGCATGATGAACTTGTTACAGTTGCTCGTGAAGATCTAGCAGAATCGGTTGCCGAAGCAGTTAGAGAATCAATGGAAGGCGTAAACATCCCAGCAATTATTGTTCCACTAATTGCCGATGTAAAAATAGTAGACAAATGGGGAGAAGCAAAATGAGCAACGCAGACTGGTGGTCTAAACAATTAGGTGTGCAACCTGCAGCACCAGTTGCACGCCCTGCAGATATTCCAATGCCACCATCACAACAACCTATGACACCCTATGTTCCACCACAACCTCAACAACCAAGCATTCGTATTGGAAGCACAGGTCAAACTCAGTTATGTCCTGACTGCAATAGTAATAATTATATGGCTGTTCAAAACGCTGCTGCAAGATGCTACGACTGTGGGTATCCTTTACAACAATCAGGAAGTAAATTTGGATCACTAACTGGTGCAAAAGTAGAAGGAAATATAAAATCTTCTATAGGTAATGACACGCAAAGTAATTGGAATCCACAAGGAATCATTGGGAGAATAGAGTAATGAATGACGAAGCCAAAAAGATTGTTGCTCAATTAAATAAAAAGTTTGGTAATAATGTTGTAGTAATTGCTTCCGATATTCGTAGTGATTTGGTTCCTAGAATTACGTCTGGTTCAACTACCTTAGACTATGTTCTTGGAGGGGGATTTCCTGGAAATCAATGGAATGAATTAATAGGAGAACCTTCTCACGGAAAAACTGCAGTTGCTTTAAAAACTATTGCAGCAAATCAAAAGTTAAACCCAGAACACACAACAGTGTGGGTAGCCGCAGAACAATGGGTCCCTGACTATGCAGAAATGTGTGGGGTAGACACTTCTAGGGTAATTGTTATTGAAACAAACATTATGGAAGAGGCGTATCAGGCTGTAATTGAATTTGCTGAATCAAAATCAGTAGATGCAATTGTTATTGATTCTTTGCCTGCTCTATCTCCTGCTCCTGAAATGGAAAAAGATATGAATGAAATGACTGTTGGTAGAGGTGCATTACTTACCAATAAGTTTTTTCGAGTTGTTGGTTCTGCAATTAAAAGAAGTCTTGTAGAAGATGAACGTCCTGTTTTAGGATTAATAATTAACCAATATCGAATGAAGATTGGCGTAATGCATGGCGACCCAAGAACAACTCCAGGAGGAGAAGGAAAAAATTATGCCTTCTTTACAAGATGTGAGATCCGCAGAGACGAATGGATTGAGGTTGGACCTAGCGGTAATAAGGTTCGTATTGGACAAAGAATTAAAGTTAGAACATTAAAAAATAAAACAGCACCTCCACAAAGAGTTGCTTATTTTGATTTTTATTTTGCAGATGGAGGTCATTGTTTGCCAGGAGAATACGATTTTGCAAAAGAAATTGCAGCACTAGCAGTTGTAAAAGGAATAATAGATCGTAAAGGTGGGTGGTATTACTATGGAGAAAGAAAGTGGCAGGGAATTGAACCAGTCATTGATAGTATCCGTGGCGAAATTGATCTCAAGGAAGAACTACAAAAGGTTGTACTTAGTTCCTCCGATGTACCGATGGCTGGAGGTTCTGACAATGATTGAAAGTAAAAAATTTATAGTAAACGATGAAGCATGGGCGCATGATTTAGAAAAAGGTGTAGAAACTTATACAGACATGCTTTTTGAAGCCGTGTGGGAAGGTGACGAAGATGAAATTTTAGAAACGCTTTCAGGAGAACCATTTTGTGGTTGTTCTCCTTGTTTTTGGCGTGAAACAATGTTCTATATTGTTCCTCGTTTGCTGGAGGGCTACGAGAGTGGCAAAATAGAACTTGAAGACTGAAGGACAAAAACAATCTCAGAAGCATGAGAAGAGACTCGCTAAAAAAGTTAACGGTTCTCGTAATGCTGCTTCTGGTGCGTTTTGGTCACGTAAAGGCGATGTAAGATCAGCCGACCTGCTGATTGAACATAAGTGGACTGGTAAAAAACAGACTACGATAAAGTCTACGGTCTTAAAAAAAATAGTAAGAGAGGCAGTTTTAGATGGAAGAATGCCAGTACTTGGTATCCATTTAGATGGGGAGAATTACGTGGTTCTCCTTGAAGACGACTTCATAGAAATGCTAGAGAAAGTCAAGGATGCCTAACACATGGATGAACCAGAGTATGCCTGGAGATACGAAGCAAGATGTTCGGGACAAGACACCGACATCTTCTACCCTCCTCGTGATAAAGAGCAGTACAAGGACATTGCTGATCAGGCCAAAGCATTTTGTTTTGGTGAGACAGGAAAAAACCATTGTCCAGTACGTGCCCAATGTTTGTGGGATGCCGTTAAAAGAGATGAGCCACACGGAATCTGGGGTGGGTTAAGCCACAGAGAACGTAATGCTTTAATGCGAAAGTGGCAAAAGAAATACAAAAAGAAAATGTCCCTAAGAGAATTTATTTTCAGTACAGACAAGGAATACTAATGGCAACACCTAAGACAGACTTACAGAAGTTCCTTGATACTAAAAAGGCTGATACTAGATTAATAGGAGACATAGAACGTCACCTAATGAGACAGCCAGAGTCAGATAGAAGGACGGACGTACTTCATCCTTCTGAAATTATTAAAGCCGACTGGTGTCACAAGTATGCTTATTATCTATTAAATGGTGGTAAGGCCAAGAAAGAAAAACCTAATCTTCGCCTTCAGAACATCTTTGATGAAGGACATTTCATCCATGCTAAATGGCAGAACCGACTAGCAGATATGGGTGTCTTGTATGGAAACTGGTACTGTGAAACAGATGATAGATCTGAGTGGGGAGTTAGTTCTGAGGTAAATAATGGCCCCTCAGTCTTTGAGTACAAAGAAGTTCCCCTAGTTTATGAACCTCTTCGTATTCATGGTCATGCAGATGGCTGGGTCAAAGGTATTGGAGATGATTGTTTAATTGAAATTAAATCTATTGGGGCAGGAACACTTAGGTTTGAAGCGCCAGAGTTACTTTACGATGCAGATGGTGACCTAACAAAGGCTTGGAAAAACATTCGCCGTCCATTTAGAACTCACTTACTTCAAGGACAGATGTACTTAGAGTTAGCCAAAAGACAATTTGGCGATGATGCTCCCAATGAAATTGTTTTTATTTATGAATTAAAAGCAGACCAAGATTATAAAGAGTTCACAATTAAATCTGACTACTACGTAGTAGAAAGAATCTTTAATGCTGCACAGAAAGTTATAGATGCAGTTGATGCAGGTGTTTCACCTGCCTGTAATGTCGATCCTGCTGGCTGTAAGTACTGCTCTTTGATTGGAAAGTAATGAGTGAGATAGAAGTATTAATGAAGAGGGGTCTTGCCCTACCAAAGCCACAGTATGAACAAGCAGTATTACCACCTGACATTACAGAGTTGAGCAGTGAAGACTTAGCCATAATGTTTACTACTCTTACTGGTTGGGCCGACTACTTTGCTTCGCAGTTAGTTCAGGCTCAACTTAGTGAGCGTGAGGCTCAGAGAGCCTTAGACATGGCTGAGAACAAACTGCTCATACTCAAGATGGGAGCAGCCTCAAAAGGCTCAACCGTAAGTTTAGCCAAGGCTCAGATTGCTACCGATCCAGAGATTATCCAATTAGGAGATACCTATGAGGAACGGTATGCTTATCGCAAGATCTTAGAGATGATGCTCTCAAATCAAGAACGGGACATCACTTTAGTTTCGAGGGAAATAACACGGAGAACAAACGAGTCCCGAATGGGACGGAGGGATACATTCATAACATGAAAAAAATAACTAACATATTACTAATAACACTTGTATTAACAAGTTTTACTGTAACGTCTGCAAAAGCAAGTGAACCTACAGGAACTTACGCCGTAGTTAACTCATCTGGCGTAGTTACAAACATCATTGTTTGCACTGCATCAGTTTGTGGTCCAGGTGGGTCTTGGGGTGGAGTAATGCCTAGTGACACACCTTGTCCTGGCTGCTCAATTGTATTACAACGAGCACCAAATCCAGTAACTGGATTAAGTCAGGGTGGAAATATGGGAACTCCTGAAAATCCTGTAAAATACGATTCAGAAAAACAAGTTTTTACTCAAGGCACAGAGGCTGTCCCTTCCCCCGTTGTAAGAGTAGAGGTTGTTGAAGAACAAACTCTTACTGCAACAATAGCCTCAACGGCTGTTTCTTTTGGTCCAAATACAGAGGTTACACCAATAGTTGATTCAAACACCGCTGCAACTATTTCTGCAACTAAGACTATTGGAAATTCTGTAATTAGCGAAAGTGCTTCGTTTGTTACACCGCAAACTGTTGATCAAATCAGGGCCTCTATTGCTGAAGAGTTGACTATGTTACGAGCCAACTTAAACAAATTAATTAATTTGCTTAGAGGTTGGGTAAAGAATTAAAAAACTTCTAGTCCTTGCGCTGGTACTACTTGGCTTACAGGTAGTACCAGTACAGGCAGATTATTTAGAATCTATAGCAGTTATAGATTCTGGAACAAATACAGAGTTATTTAAAGACAATGTTGTACATGAGGTTTGTATTGTTTCTGAATTTACTTGTCCAAATGGCAAAAAATTTATGGAAGGTAAAGGGGCTACCAATATCCCCGTTTCCAATAACAAAGTTTTAGGTCACGGCACTCGAATGCTTTCTATAATTACTCAAGTTAATCCTAAAGCAAAAATTATTTTAATTAGAATTGTTGGTATAGATCCAAAAGGAAACCCCGCAGATTATTACACAGATGATATTGATAATGCATTGGTTTGGATAACAAAGAATCAAAAGAAGTACAACATTTCTGTTGTGAGCCTTTCTCAAGGTAATACATTTAAAACCTGCGATGTTTCAACTGTATTTAAAAAACAAGTAAGTCTTTTAAAGAAAGTAAATGTTCCTGTAATCGCTGCTGCTGGAAATGATGGCAATAAAAAACCAGTATTTACTCCAGCATGCTGGAAAGAGGTAGTCTCTGTTGGAGCAGTTACCTCTGGGGGAGTTATTCAAACATACAGTAACGCAAAAGGAAAAGTAGACATCTATATTCCAGACAACTACACTTCTCGCATGTTAGATAATTCTACTAAAACAACTATTGGAACATCTAACTCAACTGCAGCACTTTCTGCTTGGTGGTTACTAAACAAACGTGATTCATTTAAAGAGACGTATGATTACTTACTATCTTTAACAAAACCAGCAAGTAACTATTTAATAAAAGGAGCATACTTTGAACTTGGATAAAGAAACAATACTTGAAGAGGCTCAAAGATTAATTACAGGAGATCGTAACAAATCTTATGATCATCCATTAGATAATTTTAATCGTATTGCTAAAGGTTGGGAAGTAATTTTTGGTACAGATGTAACAGAAGAGCAGGTTGGATTAGCAATGGCTTGGGTAAAAATTTGCCGTGAAGTTCACCAACAAAAGAGAGACAACCTAGTTGACGGGGCGGGTTATCTAGGGACTGTGCAAATGGTCATAGATGAAAGAGAACGCCGTGCCAACCAAAGCGATTGATGGTAATTTACCTAAAGACTGCAACGTAACAATAGGAATAGATCAATCACTTACTGGCTTTGCATTAACCGCACTTCAATTTGATGATCCAACAAAATATATTACATGGGTTTATAAATCTCCTTATTTTGGAATTGAAAGACTTGCTGATATTAGACAATGGTTAGTAGACCATTTAGATTACCTTGAAGAAAATAACAATACAATTTTAGACATAGCAATGGAGGGCACCGTTCTTGCTAGCCATGCAGCCCTTGTATTGGGAGAGTTGTCAGCCACCGTTAGACTAACTATTTTTGATTATTTTGAAGAGGGTGATTTTCGAAAATTTCCCTTAAAAGTTCCACCGATGACTTTAAAAAAGTTTGCTGCAGGAAAAGGTAATGCAAAAAAACAAGAGATGTTGCTACAAATATACAAAAGATGGGGCATAGAATTTAATGACGACAATGCCGCAGATTCTTACGCTCTTGCAAGGCTCTTAGGAAAAAACTTCTATAATGAGGTCGAGAAGGCAGTTGCCGAACAAATGAAAGATCCTAAATACAGAGACGCCCCAAGACTTTAGCCTTACCCTATGTTCTAGGAGCGGTACATAAATTCGACCCAAAGGACTACTAGACATGACAACTTCACCTGAAATCCCTGTTTCTAATGACGAACCGTTTTTAAGAGTTAGTGCAAGTTCAAATCCTCAAAGCGTTGCATCAGCAATTGCTCATGCTATTTACGAAAAGCACGAAGTAAAGTTACGTGCTGTAGGTGCAGGGGCAGTAAACCAAGCAGTAAAAGCAATTGCTATATCTCGTGGCTATGTAGCCCCTAGAGGTTTAGATTTAACCTGCAAACCAGGATTTACCACTATTGAATCCCGTGACGGAGAAATTTCCGCCATTGTATTCGCCATTACAGCAAGTTAATTTAGTTCTATCCTTAGACATACACTAAGGAGTCACCATGGCAAATTGGACAGATATGGGTCACGCAATGCGACGTCGCATGGGCGCACCTTCAAACCATCTAGAGTCAGCAGGTACTAAAATGAAAAAAGATATGAGCCCAGATCAATACACCCCATCTGGTGCAAATGCAACATTTACTAATGTAAGTGGTACACCTTCTGTTGGTACATTGATGCCAAAGAAGAACACTCAAGCAGCAGAACCGATGTATGGTACAAAAGCAAATAGAAAGAATGTACTTGTAGCAGATGCCGCAGCGTCTGAGCGCAAAGGTGCTGCACATAGAATTACTACAACAATGCCTTGTATTGACCCTTGTTCAGGATCAACAATGACTAACGCAAGAACCATTCCTTCGGTTTCAGGACGTCAAAATCCTAACTTCCAAGGTGGAATGGGCGACGCCTACTAAAATGCCATTGTCGAATTCACAATTCGGCGGTAGTAATTCAATGGTGCCACAAACACCAGATGTAGACACGCCGTTATCATTTAGTTCTTCTACAGCAGGATCTGCTGCTCAAGCAACTGCATGGAAAAATAGAAGTCTTGGTGGCGGTAGACCTTTATCATTATCTAAAAAAACCGCTGGCACAACATTTAATTGGGATGATACTTCTACAAATACATCAGTTACACCTAACTCTGGTGGTAGAAACCCAAATGCTTAGTAATGAACAATTTGCTAATTTAGCCAACGAAGGTGGAGCCAGCAGAAGTTTTAAGACTGGTGAATCTCCTAAAAGTCCTGGAGTTATGGTTTCAATTCCTGGTGCTGAAAAGATTACTGATGCACCATATACTGCAGAACAAGCAAAGAGTTTTAAAGAAGAAAATAAGACAAAAGCAACAGGCGATGTTTATCAGGGTGCATGGAAAACTGGTGGAAAAATATTTGCAGATATAAGTGTTAAACACAGTACCCTTCCAGGAGCACGTACCGCTGGTGTAGAAAATAAACAAATTGCTGGATATGATTTAGGTGGAACAGATGTAAGGCGCCCACAGGGTGGTAATGTTTATTTTGGTCGCAAAGTTCCTGGTGTTGAATCTAACCCAGAGTTTGTAGCAAGTGCTCATCGAACAGCAGAGTATGAAAGAATGGAACCAAAACCAAAGGCTCAAGAATTTGCAGAACAATCTCAGATAAGTCGTGGCTCTACATATAAGGGTAAAAAAATTTCAGTAAATGAGGTCTATGCAACTATTGCAAAAAACCGCAGAAATAGAGGTGTGTAATGGCTGGTGGAGTTAATAATCTTTCAGCATCACAAAACTGGCAATCTCTTGGTGGTGGAGGTCTTTACGGTTATAACAATCAAGGTGGTGCAGGAACTCCTATAGCACGTAGTGCAATTGATGAATCCCGCATGGGCATGGGTCGTATTCCTTCTGCAGAGTATCCAGATGGTTATCTTGGCACAATGCGATCTCGAAGAGATGATCGTCTATTAGACTCTATTAAGAACCGTGTAAATCAGAAGGCCTATCAACGTGGTGTTCACAAGGGTGAGCGCATTGAACCTTCTATGTATTATTGGCCAGAACAAATACACCCAATGACGGGTATTGAACGCCAAATGAAAGCAAAGTTAGTAAATATAAATGGCGCAGTTGTTTATATGTCAGAAAGAAGTGCACCACAGACACAACTAACACCTGCTCCACATTTAGTAAATGATGGTAAAGCAAACACTGTTGCAGACCAACCAGGAACCATTGATGCACGCCGTAAAGCAATGCTTGCCTATCTAAGACCTGCGTGGGCATAATATGGCTTACTTCGGAGTCAACCCTCATGGTCGTTGGGATCAGAATATTGCTCAAGCACAGTTTAAAGACCATGTAGAAAATGTTATTAAAAAGTACCGTGAAGCATCTCCCGCATTTGTTGAAGGCGGACATCAATGGTATGAAAAGGCACACGAAGAAGCAACCAAACTTGGTGGTGGAGACACAAAACGTGGCGCAGGAATTATTGCGGCATTATCCCCATTAAGTGATTGGGATAGAAATGTTAGAGAAGCAAAAGAATTAGTAAAGACTGGCGATGTTAAGAGCGCCCTCCTTCCAGCAAATGTTGCAAAAGCCCAAAGAATTCACGCTGGTGAAGAGCCAGAAAAAGTATTAGGTGGAAACAAAGTAACTAGTTTCTTCAAGAACATTAATGATCCAAGTAATAAGGAGCCTGTGACAATTGATCGTCACGCATACGACATTGCAATGGGCAGACCTTTTGCTGGATCAGGAAAGCCAAAGAATTTAGAGGAGTTAAAAGTTCCACGACAGACAGGAACTATGTCTCAAGATCTAGGCTTAAGTTCAATGGGTAGATACAAGCACTTCGTTCATGCTTATCAGCATGCTGCTGGAGAGTTAGGTGTTGATGTACCAAATAAGGTACAAGCAACCTCGTGGGTAACTCATAGAGGAGCAATAGGATGACACAGAAGTTTGATGGCGTTTATGATTATACAAAGCCATGGCGTGCACCTGTACAACCTGACAAGGTAGCCAAGAGGTACTCTTATCTAGGACCATGGGCATCCAATCAAGAACGTCTTACACAACAGGCTCTCATGGTTATGAACATACCTGGAAAAGATATTCAAGAGATGGTCAGACCACCGCTACCACAAATTCAATTATTTCCAGAACGATATGGCTACGGAGATCGCAGTCAACTTGGTATTGATGACATTGTAACTATCGACAGAAAGTATGCCGAACCAAGAGTATCCTGGTACTCTGGCGGTGTTGCTGGTTACCAAGCAGCCGAACGAAATGCACTAGGGAGTAACTAATGCCAACTATAGTTCCTGATCGTGGTGATGATCCAAAGCGCAAGATGTCTTATTTAGAAAATGTAGATAGCGTAAAACGTAAAAATAGAGTTGATCCAATACAGTATGAAGAGATGTTAAAGGTTAGAAAGCCAGGAGCAAAAGATCCTTTTTACGGATATCAAAAACGAATTGGTGAATGGGATCCAGAAAGGTACTAACCTATGAATGACGGCGACGGTATGTTAACGATGGAGTTACAAGCAGGATTAATTGCTTCTAACGCCACTATGTATAATGGCTCATCACCTTGTCCGACTTGCGGTGTCGTTATGAATCCTGTTGAATTTCTATCTAATAGAGGACACTGCTTGTCTTGCACAACAGCAAAAAACGCTAAAAGAGTAAAGGAAAAAATGTCATGATGTTTAACGACCGCAGAAGGACCCGCATTCAGAGTGCCAAAGAACGCCAAAGGGTACATAATTTAGTCAGGGACACAGGTGCTTATATCTCTAATTCAAAAGGAGAATATCCAGCATCTCGCAAGGAACAGTATGCTCAATCAACTCAAGCGGTGGAAGCCGTTATTGAGGCAAATAGGAAGAAGAAATAATGGCCGTTAATTCATCTCGCTCAATGAACAAGTCACTTGATGATGGTGCAACAGATGGAAAGTATCGCAAGGTACGTCCTGATACTGAAGTAGGTCCAGAGTCATCTGGTACTGAAGCCAATCGTCAATCACTTCATCCATTTTATGGTTATGGTTTTGCAACCTCTGAGTATCCAGCAAAGGTAAACCCAGGTAAGTAAATGTATAATCTTCAGCCAAAACAATTTTCTTCTGGAGTTTCTTCAAAATCTTATGCAAGTGGTCAAATGCGAGATACTGGTCCAGAAGCAAGAACGGCAAGAGCCAGCGTAGCAGGTAAAGGTAGAGCAGGTAGAATGTTGCAAGGAATGCAAAAAACTCAACGTCAATCTTTTAAAGATTAATTATGGCAAGAGTAGCAAAGACTAATCTAGCAAAAGCACCAGACTTTATTGCTAGTAAAATCCCATTTCAAGCAGCAGCATTATCAGGTGTAGAAGGTACTACTGGTCCTGGATATATGTCAGATGATGAAACTCGTGAGTATCGTAAATCAAATCCAACATACACAGTTCGTTCTTATGGAACCCCAATTGCATGGCATGGCGATGCTGGATGGCAACATTCAACTTCTAAATATTCAGTGACAACTTCACGTCATCAAAATATTGTAAAACGTGCACTTAATGACCACTTCCAAAGCGGACACGATAACGCAAAGAATCCAGATTACGGCCTACCTCTTGGCGAAAAGTAAGAGTGGTGGGGGTCGTAACGACGCCCGTAAATGTGGTAAAGCAAGTAAGAAACGCCCAAAGTCAAACGTAAACAAGGGTAAATCTTGCTGTGGATACTCAATTAAAAGAATAGATAGATTAGACCACAATCAAGGTCATCGTAAAATAGCCTTAGCCGCCTAAGTACGTTAGGCTACACGGACTACTACAAGGAGAACAATATGTATATTCCACCTTATCCAATTGAACCCACCGAAATTGTAGCAGGCTGTATAGCCATTTATCGTGATGTTTGGGATAACCCACAAGAAACAATTGACACAATTGAAAGAATTACTTCTGACTCAACTTCTAGCATTAATTTTATTAAAGCGCATACTTTAGGTGAAAATCGCAACGATCTTCGAACTAATTTTCATCTTGATTTAACAAATGCTGGTAAAAATAATGAAGAATTTCGTATTATAAATAACAGATATTTTGATTTATTATTTAGTGCAACCAATAATTATGTAAATAAATTTGTAGATAATGAACCGTATTATTTTGTAGAAGAATTTAATGTATTAAAATATCAAACAGGACAAGAGTACAAAGCCCATTTTGATGGTGGAACGTCTACACGTCGTTCTATATCTCCAATTTTGTATTTAAATGATGAGTATACTGGAGGAGAATTAGAGTTTGTTTTTCATAATATTAAAATTAAACCTAGTCCTGGAATGTTAGCAATCTTTCCAGCAAATTATGCATACTCTCATATTGCACATCCCGTTAAAACTGGTACAAAATATGCAATTGTTACTTGGTTACATGACCAACCTGGGCAATAGGAATTAGATTATGAGTAATGTACCAATTCTTGGACAGAAAAAACAAGATAATGAACCACAGTTTAGGTTGTTGTACTGTCTTGTCTGTCAAACATTAGAAGAGTTACCACCTTATGATGGTGCGCCTGAGCAAGATTACCTATTAGAAATTGCTTGTGAACAGCATGTTTTTCCTTCTGGAGAACCGCATAAAGGAAAACTATTTGTATTGCCATTAAAAGCATGGGCTAAGACAGAGTCAAAAAAAGAAATTATTAGACAAATAAAAGGTGGAGGTTCTGCTGGTATTGCAGAGGTAGATGATACTTTCTACGAATCACGATCTACCTTTATGGAAGATGCAATGACTTGCTATAGGCAACACAACAAACCAAAAGATGGCTGCTCAGATTGGCATATTAAAGACAAGATGTTGGTGCCCAAAACAATAAAGGAACGCAGAGCAGAGGGTATGGAGAAGTATGAGGAATCCGCAGGTCCAAAAACTTATTTGTGCGACTTTTGTCCTGTAGCAATATCCGTAGCGCAACGAAAAAGAAAGTTATTAGGATTATAATGAGTAAATATTATGATAATTTTAATACTAAAACTTCTAATAGCCAATCTATCGTACACATTATAAATATTTTGTTAGGAAAAGATATAATTGGTCTTGAAACAGGTGTTTTTAAAGGATTATCTTTTTGTACTCTTTTAAATTGTTGTCCAAATATTAAATATTTGTATGGTATTGATAACTATAAACCAACATTTGCTCCAACTACAGAGTCCTATATTATGGATGAAAAAGAAGCAGATTTTACTAAATTACTTGCTTTTCATAATATAGAGTATTCTGGTTATAAAGAAAAAGCCATTATTATTGAAAAAGATACTTCTGATGCAGTAAAAGATTTTAAAGATAACACTTTTGATTTTATATTTTTAGATTCAGCAACAACTTCTGAAGATTGCACAAATGAGTTAAATATGTGGTATCCAAAACTTAAAACAGGAGGACTTTTTTCTGGACATGATTGGGATAACGGAGCAAAACCTTTAGTTTTGGAGTTTTATAAAAATAAACAAATAACAAATCCATTAAGTACTTTTGACAATGTATGGTTATGGATAAAGTGAGGATACATGAAAAATAACGACGAAACAGTAGTACAAGCAGCGTATACCGTTGGGATTAGACTAGATGGAAGTATATTTACTGAAATAGTTGAGCCAAGTGAGGCTGTTTTACGCAAAGCAACTACTTTTGATATATATCAAACAAGCAGAGAGTTAGTCTCCGATATTGAAAGCCAATTACTTGCAGATCGAGTTGCACGTACTGTATTGGCAAGTCTGCAACCAAAGGACAATGTTGCAGAATTCAAGGAAAAATTGATAAATGCACTAAGTGATAGAGGCATAGATACCCCACAAGCCTAAAGAGCCATAGACTATGTCTATGAGTGATTTAACTGGCTTTGTAAGTCCTGTTCAATTACAGGCTGCCCCTACTTCTTATTTTTCTGATCCTGAAGAAGAGTTAGACCCACAGTTATTTGTAAATACAACTTTAAAGGGTTGGGTTCGTAACGGTATTCTTCAAAAATTGTATGGATTTTTAGATGACGCTTATCGCCATCCAGATTTGTGGACAAGAGTTTGGATTGCAGGTTCAGCGGTATCTTTCCAATGGTCAGCAGATCGTGAACCAGGAGATTTAGATATCCTCATTGGTGTTGATTATTTTTCATTTAGAAAAGCCCATCCAGAGTATATGGGATTATCAGATATTGAGATTAGCAAAATGTTAAATGAAGATTTTAGAGAACACCTACAGCCTGAAATGACTAATTGGAATGGATTTGAAGTAACTTTTTACGTTAATCCTGGAGCCACAGATATTAGAACAATTAATCCTTATGCTGCATACGACCTTAACCACAATGAGTGGACAGTGTTTCCTAAGCAACAAGGTGCTACACAAAATTTAGCGTGGGAATTAGCCATTCAAAAAGATACTTCCAAAGCCTCAGAAATTGTTATGCGTTATTCAAAGTATTTAACAGATTTACAAAATGCAAAAAACCCAGCATCTCGTCGTAACGCTGAGTTTGGTTTACAAACCGCTTTAATGCAAGGTTCGGCTCTTTTTGAAGATATCCACCATTCTCGTCGATACGCTTTTAGACCAGATGGTAAAGGTTATGAAGATTTTTACAATTATAGATGGCAGGCTGGTAAGAAATATGGAACAGTTCCTGCACTAAAACAACTGTCTGAGTACTGGTCAGCATACAAAGCAAAACAAGCAGATGAAACTTATGGTATTGATTTACCAGATACTCAGACCCTAATTCGTAGAGCGGCAACATACCGAGCAAAAGGATAACTAATTAATATATTACTATCACTAGATGGCGTACTTAGTTCGGACTCAGGAGAACCTATCCGATCAGGAGTAATGCTTTACTATGCACTAAATATCAATAATCGTGTAGCCATTATGACCTCTAGAAAAACAGAGGATGCAGAACATTGGCTTAATTCTCACGGAATTATTAATTATGATGATTTAATTGACCGTTCTTTTTATTTAGAAGGCGAAGACTTAAAAAAGAGACAATTTGTTATGAGTCGCTCTCGTGCTCCAATTGAACTTTACGTAGATTCTGACCCATCTATGTGTGCTTGGGTTTTTGAAGAACAAGGTATTCCAGCCATCATGTTCATGAATCCAGGATATTTGTCTGTAGAAAGACGGCCTGATGCACCTAAAAAAGTTCGTACTTGGAATCAAATAGAGGAATCCATTAATAGAGTAAACATTGCACGTTCAAAGGATGCAGCAAATCCAAAAGAATTAGAGTTCTGGGATGACTAAATTAATCTTTTCAGGAACTGAGGTTGGTTCAAACCGAACCCTGTTAGAAGGTATGAAAGTTGAGTCAATGGGAATCAACTATTGGGGTCTTAGAAAACGTGGGTTACCAAAAACTAAACTTTGGCTTATAAGTGAGCATTTTACTCCAGAGACTAAGGTTTATATAGAATCTGGGGCAGCACAAGCGGACAAAGCAGGTCTATCTAAAGAAGAATTATTAGAGATAGCCGCAGACTATCAAGAATTTTTAGTTAACAACGCTGACCGAGCAGAGGCTTTTCAAGAGTTTGACTCACTTACTCTAGGGTTAGATTGGGTAGAAAAACAACGCCCCTTTTTTAGTAACGATCCAAAACTATGGGTAGTATGGCATGAGGAATATGGGTTGTTAAATCTTAAGGATATCTCTGAAAAATACAAAAACGTGGTAGTGCCTTATGCTGAGATTGAGTCAGTGACTAACTTAGCAGCAGTTACACGGAGTTACTCTAAACAATTTAATACCGTCTATCATGCCCTTGGATGTGCTAAACCAGATAACTTAAGACAGATACCATTTGCTACAGCCAGCACATTGTCCTGGTTATCACCCATGCGAAGAGGTGAAACTATTATTTGGGATGGAACTAAATTAGTTCGTTACCCAAAGAGAATGAAAGACCAAGCACGACCACGATACAAGCCAATTGTAGAGAAGGCTGGACTAGACTATTTGGAGTTTGTCCAGGATGGTACCCTTGAAGCAACTAAAGTTGCGGTATGGTCTTACAAACGATTAGAGGAGTCTATGGATAAGAAAAGCCCAAATTTTCACATCATCAATGGTGGTAAAGAGGAGAAAGTATCTGATAACAGCGATGAGTTGTTAACAGGTTTAATGGGATTTGAACTACCCTCTTCTGATAACAGTGAGGTTGAAGTGCGGAAAAATTCTACTAACGAAGTAGTACAAAGAGACCCTTCAGAGGTTCAAAACTTGCCTGTCTTTGGATATAAAATGAAGACAATAGTTGAAACTGATGAAGAGGGAAAAGATGTTCTTAAAGATGTCCCAATTATTAATAATCAACATTCGTCACTTCGTCAGTGCAATACCTGTTTTGTTGCTTCAAACTGTCCTGCTTTCAAGCCTGACAACAGTTGTGCTTTCAACCTTCCTGTTGAAGTAAAGACTAAAGATCAACTTAAGGCTTTACTTAATGCAATCATTGAAATGCAAGGCCAGAGAGTGGCTTTTATGCGTTTTGCAGAAGAAATGAATGGCGGATATGCTGATCCCAATGTATCTCAAGAGATTGATCGTTTGTTTAAACTGGTTGGGAACTTAAAAGAGTTGGAGGAAAACAGAGAGTTTGTTCGTATTACCGCAGAGCGTCAAAGTTCGGGTGGCGTCCTTTCTGCAATCTTTGGGGATAGAGCACAAGCCCTTAGAGAATTACCTGACGCTTTAAAAGAAGATACTGTAACAAAAATTATTCAACAATCTATAGAAGATTAGTTATCTGATAACAACAGGTGGAGAACAGTGGATCATAGTGGAGGGCAATTTAGCCTTTTTTATATGAGGTAAGTACTCAACCAAGTTAACAAGTGTGTGATAGGTTAAGACCCGTCACAATACGCATTCCCATCGAGGGGTATTTGCATCCAAATAGAAATAGTGGGGGTTTACCAATATGTTTTCTTTTAAGTTAGCCGAAGAGTTTGTTACACCATACAAGAGTTTAAAGGCTCCCTTCGGATACCAAGATGCTGCTGGTAATTCTGTTGGTGAAATAACTTTTCTTAGGACCTATTCACGACTTAAAGCAGATGGTACTAAAGAGACTTGGGTTGACGTTTGTGAGAGAGTAATAAATGGCATGTACTCT